AAGTATCATAAGCTACTGGCATACCACCATAATATTCAGATACAGCCGTAAACCCACTATTGTTTCCATATAATGCTTCAGTACCTAAAGCAATAGTACGATTGCCTGTTCCACTTTGGGTCACAACTCTAGCACCTATCTTTGTACCATTATCATAAACAAGAACTGTTTTTGTGATATCAGGGTCATACGACTGAGCCATAAATTCTTCTGAAGTATCCACAACTTCAACTGGAGTACCAGCAGTACAAGCAGTTCCTGATACTGATACTGCTGCAACAAAGTTTGCATCACCACTATCTGCTCCATATTCATAACAGATTGTTGCAGTATTATAGGTAGGATTATATTCTATCATTCCATATCCAACAGATTGGTTGTAATTACCAGAACTTCCAGTCTGTACATCAACAGCACTACCAAATTCTATAGCATCAGTTACACTATCATCATCTGCATCTTCACTAACTGTTGCTGCTATTACTTTTATAGTATTATACCCTGACCCTGAGTAGCCTACCATTATTACATTATCACTCGTATTGTAAGTAATACCTATATTTGAACATGATTCAGATGCAAAAATTTCCTCAGCACCCCAAGTTAATGTAGTACCACTTATAGAAGCTGCTCTCACAGTTCCGTAACTTGAGTTACCAGCATCTCTGTAAGCTACTATAATGAAGTTATTATCTGGGTCATAACATACTGAAGTATGTTCTACGCTATCTGTGCCGTTAAACTGATGATTAGTAAGAGTAGTAGTGCTAGGGTCAACTGATACAGTAAATTCCTCACCATTTAATTCTTTTATATCAGCAGCAGCAATAGTATTTAGCTTTTTTACATCTGCTATTGCTATTCCATTTATTTTTTTTACATTATTTGCCATTACGCTGCGTGTTCAATGGTTGTTAAACAAGGTTGTACAAATAATAATTTTTCCCCAACAGAATGTCCTATAACCTGAACAACATCATCTTCTCCTGATGGTGCAGTGTTTGTCATAGTTCCAACAGTTGTAGATACATATACAGGGGCACCATTAGTACCAAAATCAGTAAAACTTTCATCTCTAATTAGTCCAAGCATCATTACTTCTATACTGCTACCATCAGCCACGTTAGATTGATTTATAGAAACTCCAATACAAGGCATTGTTGCAATCGCATCAGCATCACATTCATGCACTTCATCATCTGTATGTAAGTATACTGGGCTAAATGGTGTAATGGTTGAGCCTGCTTGAAAAGTCATAATAATACCTTGTGCATCATGGTCATCTATACTGTCTTGCGTTATTGCATCAGTAAATTTAACATTTGCACCTTGAGGTAAGTTTAAACTTTTATCAGCAGCCATAGTTATATCGCCACTAGCCGTTAAAGTTCCTGCAACATTTACACCTGCTGCTCCATCTAGGATTCTAAATCCTTCTGCATCACCATTATCTGTAAATATTAAATCTTTACCATTTGTTACTAGTTTTATTGTTACGTCACCAGAACCACTTTCAGTTATTCTTAAAATTTCAGCATCTAAAGTACCATCTTTAAATTTGAATACGCCTGTATGTGTATCAAAAGTCATATCTCCATCAATATCAAAAGAAAAATGTGCTGCTGCTGCATCATCATCTGTAGTTGTTACAGTTGTTGCACCATGAGTAGTTGTAACTATTGTTACTTTATCTCCAGTATCACTACTATCTGTAATAGTAAGAGTTCCTGCATTTAAGTTAATTTGGTCAACAGTTAATGCAGTTAAAGTGCCAAGTGATGTGATATTTGGCTGTGCTGCAACGGCTACTTCACCAGTAGAACTTAAAGCTGAAGTGCTACCTGTAGTAAGCCCACCTGCAATTGTAGTATCTCCTCCTGAATCAATTTTAAATTTAGTTGCACCACCTACTGCAGCACCCGTATCAATCTTAAAAATGTCACTATCGTCATCATCTACTCCAATGGTCCATTCATCCGTTCCGTTAATATCAAATGTAATTCTTGGGTCTCCAGATGAACCTGCACCTATTTCCAAATCCCCTGCACCATCATAGGTAAGAGAAGATTCTGCATCTAGTTCTGTAGTCGTACTTCCAATTGTTACTAATTCATTGGCTGTAGCATTGTTTACTGCAGTTACGGCTGCACTAGGCACTGCTGCCCATGTAACACCACCGGTTTGTCCACTTGCTGCTGTAAGAACATAATCATTGGTTCCTACTGCTTTAACAGCCATACTTCCTGTGCCGGTTCCTACAACCAGTCCACCTTTGGCTATTGCTGATATATCTGCTTCAATTCCACCTACTTCGTGTTTTAATGTTCCGTCATTTGCAGTCATAACCTGAACTGCTACTGGAGCACCTGAACCATCTGCAACAACCATTTTTCCATCTGTTGCACCTACAAGACCTGTTCCACCCCTAGTCAAATCTACTGCTGTTCCCTCCCAAGTACCTGAAGATATTGTTCCTACACTTGTTAATGAAGAAGCAGTTACGCCACTTCCTAAAGTATTGTTAGATAAAACTGAAGTTCCGTTTACTTTAAATGTTTTTCCACTGGCTATATCTATGTTTTCTGAAATATCAAAATCACCAGTTGAATTTGTAAATGTAATAGTTTTATCAGAAGTTCCTTTAACTGTAATTCCACCACCATTGGCATTTGAATCACTTGGAGAACCAACATTATTTAATGTCATGTTTTTATCTTCAACCTGATAAGTGGCTACGTTTGCTGTTACAGTGTCACCTGAAACAGTCAGGTCTCCTGCTATAGTTACGTCTGCAGCCCACTTTAATCCTGTTGCTTCTGATGAATCTGCAATTAATACATAGTTATTAGTTCCGATTGCAAGTTTATTCCAAGTAGAACCCGTATAAGCTAAAATATCACCTTTAGCTTCAGTTAAACTTGCTACGTCTGAATGCTGGGCACCATCCATTGTGTGTGTGCCCATTTTGCCAAGACTGGCTGCTTTTACTCCTAACATTAATCAACTCCTGTGTTCACATAAAGATATGTAGTTGAACCATCCGGTGTTGAACCATAAGTTAACCTTATAATGTAATAAGGAAAAGGGTCACTACAGGCTTCATATTCTGCAGTTGTTGCTGCAGCAGTAAATGAACCTATGCTAACTGTTCCAACGCTACCTACTGCACCACTTGAAGACTGAGACCCATACAAGGTTGTAGTGAGAGTTTGGTTTGCTCCGTTGTAGACATGAATTGTCTGGACTGATTTTCCATTGCCACTAAAAATGTAGTCATGATTGTCAGTATCATCAGCAGTTAAAGTTGTTTCCAAATAAATAGGAATAGAGGCTGAATAAATGTTTAAATCGGAACTGACATGGTTTAAGGTAGCCATAATTATTTTACTCCTTCAAAATATATCTTACCAGTAGAAGATTCACTTCTTCTATTCCAGTAATCCTTTATTTCTCCCATAATTTTACCAATCTGTTTCCTCTCATTTTCAGTTGGCTTACGTTTATGTTCTTTTTGTTTTTCATCAAGCAACCATTTTTCATAAGATGCTGCTGCTATATCTTCAATTTCAGCTTTGGAATGGGTATCGTCACCCAATACTCTTAATTCAAATAACTTGTTTGTCGTAGGGTCTTTTATTCTAAAATGAAATACTTTAGTGCCTTGTCCAATATCTACAACACGGGTCATTACAGACCCTTCTGGGGTCCATAATCCGTCTATGTTTCCATTGTATTCAGTAACACTCATAACATTTTAGATAAAGGGCTTGTGTTTATAACTTTTAAAGATTATTGCTCAAAGACTAACTTTCGCTTACAAGCCCTATTATCTATTTAAACTTAATCCAAGTTCTGTAAAAAGACAGTGTGGTATTCATCATTCACACCAGCTTTACCATGCAATCTTCCTAATGCTGGAGTTGTGTCTGCTCCAATTGCAAGGAATTGTCCTGCGTGGTTTGAACTAGCACCAACTAAAGTACCAACTGCTGGGGTTCCATCCATTGCTACAGCAGCAATACCTGCTGTTTGAATCCATCCATAGTAATCTGCAGTAAAACTTCTTGTTGTAACTCCAACGAATCTTCCTGCAATCGCAGCAGGTGCAACTACAATGTCCTTGTAAGGACTCTTAATTAAACCTGCAGTTTCAGTTCCTGCTGTGATAGCAGTTCTAAAACCATCTTCTTCGTCAATGGTAATTACACCAGTGCCTGAAGAACTTATTAATGGATGAGATTTAATTTTATAAAACTCTTTTGGGTTTGCTGATGTTCCTAAAATTGGTAAGTTAAAAAACAAATACCCTTCAGCATATAAGTTTTTTGCTGCTGCTGTTCCACCAAGAGTTATACTTATTGTAGTGTCACCAGCAGATGGTGAAGTTGTTATTACCAAGTCTTCGTCATGGTTTCCAGCAGGTGCTTCACTTGCTACTACCAACCCTTCAGTTATTGCTGAACCTCCATTGTGTGTGTATTTGAATCTTCTTCCGTCTTGAAACGTCATAGTTGTTCCAAGTGGTTGCCTCTGGTCTGAGGTTTCTGTTTTTTCCCAGCCGTATTTACCGGCTATTGTATTTGGAAACGACATTATATTATCTCCTTCTTTATTACGGGTTTCTTATATACCCCGTCACTGTCCGATTTATTTTTTGAAGAAGAGGCAGAGACTCGGTCAATGGTTACATCTTCTACCTCTTCTTTATTTATCTTAATCTGTGATTCAGCATTTAAGCAATGCCTGCATTCACAATCATCAGTAACTGGATACGCATACGCCCCGTTATAAGCCATCTTTTTAAGGTATTCAGGGTTTCCCGGAACATTAGGAATAGCAGTGCCTTTTGTAAAACCAATATCACCTGAAGCATTAGGTTTATCCATATGCCAATAAAGTGTGGTTTTAGCCTGCCAGTTATCTATCATATCCCAAGCATATCCTGCCCCAACAAGTTCCTGTCTTAATGTTTGACGTTCTTTAGTATCCATTTAATCTCCTAATGATTATTATGCGTTAGTTGCTGGTGTTGCTGCATCAAAAGTTAAAGCTGCTCCTCTAGCATCATCAATCTCAAACACACCATAGTCTGCTGTGATTACGACTTCAGTTGCTCTCATTGAAGCATCTCTTTGTCTTTCAGTTCTAGTATCTACTGATTTAAGTACACCTAGTGCTGATTTATCGGCAATTACACCAATTGCATCATCAG